ACATACATAATGTCTGAAGTCTGAGTTTTTCCAATAAGACAGATAAATAATAATATTGTGGTTATAGTTGTTTTCATAAGACAAATATACTACTTTTGTAACAGATTACAAAATCTAATTGGTTTATTGAGTTTGTCTTGATTTTCACATTTTTTGTGATATTTATTATAAACAGAAAAGATGATAATTTGTTCATATGGTTGTGGAAAAGAGGCAAAATATTTTTTTAAAACAGGAAATGGTTGTTGTGAAAAATCACCTAATTCTTGTGAAGGAAAAAAAAATAAAGACTCTGAAAAAAAGAAAGGAAAATTTAAAGGAACCCCATATTGGTCACTTCCTGAAAATCAAAGAACATTACCTATTATACCGTGGAATAAAGGTAAAATAGGTGTTTATACAGAAGAACATAGAAAAAAAATTAGTGATTCTTTAAAAGGTATAGCAACAGGAAAAGCTTCAACCCCTATTAAAGAAGCTGAAAGGAAAGAAAAAATATCGGAGACAATGAAAAAAAATCCATTGTCTGGTGGATTAAGAAAAGGTAGTGGTAAAGGTAAAAAGGGTAAATATAAAGGATATTGGTGTGATAGTAGTTGGGAATTAGCGTGGGTGATTTATAATATTGAACACAACATAAAATTTGAGAGGAATAATGTTGGGTTCGAATATGAATATAAGGGTAAAAAAAGAAAATATCATCCTGATTTTTTAATATCGGAAACCTATTATGAAATAAAAGGTAGAAGAAGTTTTGAAAAAATGGATGATGAGAATAAAGAAAAAATTAAACAGTTCAAGTTTAATCTGAATGTATTATACGAGAAAGATATGAAACAATATCTTACCTATGTTATAAATAAATACGGAAAAGATTATATCAGGTTGTATGAACAAGGAGAGGGTCCGAATGGACGAGGACACTGACTTGAAATCAGCTGGGCTGAAAGGCTTTGGGGGTTCGATTCCCTTCCTCTCCGCCAAAAATTGTTAGATGGTGAAATTAGGTTGTCTCAGTTATGACCTTGGCAAACACACCCTCCAGTCCCGAGGGCACGGATAAAGAAATAGATAAGTGATAATGGGGTAGACCACCTGCTTGCAAGCACTTATGTTACTTATTGAATCTCCGTTTGTAGGTTCGACTCCTACTCTAACAGCTGGTCAATATGGTAGAAAAATAAAAGTTATTAACATTCAGTAGAAGTACTGAATGTTTTTTTTGACTTATATTTTTATTTCATCTATGTTTTATAAAAAGTAAAAGTATGTCTCGTTTAGATGAATTAAAAAAACAATATCCTGAATTAAATGTCACCATGTTTGATATGATGACAAGAATAGATACTTCCAAGTCTTACAAGTATCTTCCATTATTGTGTAAAATATTTGGCCAAAAACTTAATCCAAAAAAATGTTGGGGAGATGATTATCTAAATGGTATATCTGACGTTCAATCTAATTTAATTAATAAGGGAATTTCAACTGACGGTCTTAATGATGGTCAAATGTTTTATATTTCAAATTACATAGCAGAACAATTTAGTATTGACACGTATGCAACTCTAAAAGAGTTCATGGATTATATGGAGAAAGGCCAAGTTGAAAATAAGGACATATCAACATACAAAGACCTTGATGATGTAAGAGGTGCTGTGACATTAGCATCAATGAAAGAATTAACCAAAGGTCTTGAGGGTCAGGTTATTAAAGAATATGAAGATGAAAAATGGGTTATTCTTAGACCCTTAACCTTTTCAGCGTCCGCAAAATACGGTACATCAACAAGATGGTGTACAACTTATCAAAAAGAAAAACAATACTTTGAGAAATATTGGAGAAAAGGTATTTTAGTTTATTTTATCAACAAACAAACAGGTTATAAATTTGCTGGATATAAAGCAATATCTGAAGTAGATCCTGAATTCAGTTTTTGGAATGCTGAAGATTCAAGAGTTGATTATTTGGATGTTGATACTGACGATTATTTATTCCCTATTGTTAGAAAAATTTTCAAATCTAAAGACACAAATAAAAATTTGTGTTCTGATGAAATACAAGAACAAGTTCATAAAGAATGTATTAGTGAGTATGAAAAGTCAGAATTATATTCTGTTCCATCTGAAATAGAAGTTCCATCTGAAATAGAAGTAGAACATATTAGAGAATATAATGTTACAAGAATAGCTAATGAAATATCTGAGGAGGTTGATAGAGAAATTGTTGGTAGATTAATTAATGCCGCTCGTTTTCATCAAGAAACGTTAGAAGGTCTTAATGATTTAGGAATTGATACTCTTTTACGACAAATAAATAATGACATATTTTCAACTGACCCAATTCCAACTATGAGAGCTTAAAATATAAACCCACCTTTATGGTGGGTTTTTTATTATGACTTATAAAGTATTTATATCGAATGGATAATAGACTACAAGAAATATTTGACAAGTACAACGTTACCGAAAAGAATAACTCTATGGGTAATTTGAAAAAACTTGAAAAGACAATATCTGAACTTCAAAAGTTGGATAAGGTATTACTATTAACATGCTCCAACAGATATAATTGGGACCCAAATGATATTGACATACCCAAATCAACAATTATTGCAATGGTCATCAACGAATATCTAAATAACAAATCAGTTTTGATTGATGTCCCTGAATTAAAAATTGCACCTTGCGAAGGTAATGTTTCAAGAAAAGATGGTAATTCTTGTGGAGTAATGAAAGCCAAACTTAAAGACAAAGAGAAGAATCCAACAGGTTACCACAGATGTTGGGCAAGTCTGAACGAAAAAGACGATGAACTTTGGAAAATATCCAAAGAGTTATTTGAATCTAATGCCGTTATATTTTTTACCTCTGTAAGATGGGGTCAAGCCAGTATGTTCTATCAAAAATTAATTGAAAGGTTAACTTGGATTGAGAGCCGATACAGTACTTTGGGTGAATCCAACATTATTGAAAATATCCAAAGTGGTTTTATTTGTACAGGACAAAACTGGAAAGGTATGGATGTTGTCGACACTCAAAAAAAAGTTCACACATATTATGGATTCAAACCTAACGATAAATTTTATTGGAATTGGCAATTTACAAACAAGATAAGTGATGAAACTGAGGAATCTTATAAGGAAGCATTTCCTACGTTTGTGAAAAAGTTTGATTTAGATAATTTGTATTAGAATTTGTTCGGCAATTAACAATTTGTTTGGCACGAATAAATCATATTAAAATAATGGTCTTTTGTTCCAATGAACTTTTACTTTATTTTCTATAGAAAAAACTTTTATAAAGTCTTCAATATTTTTTTCTAATCTGTTTAAAATACTACCTTTCCAGTTAGGGTCAATGTCAATAAAAATATGAAAAATTGGTGGTTGGTAACTACCCTTTCTTAACGCATTTACTGTTAGAGTTATTGATTCATCTTCTTCACCAACTAACTCTTTATTAATCATTGGTGTTATTACATCATCTAAATAAGCCTGTAAATAAATTTTAATTTTTTCTAAATCCATTATCAAGAATTTGAAGATGATAATCCTAATTGTTTAGCATAACGACCAACATTACAAGACCAGTATCCTGGTGTTGTTCTATCAGTTTTTTGGGAACACTTATGACGTGCTCTAAATGATTTTGCTGCTTCTTTATTTGCATTTCTAATTTTTAAGTTAGAATCTCCGAATGTAACCTTTTTAACACCACCTGTTTTGCTTTTAACATATACGGCAAATTTCTTTGGTCCACCTGACGTTCTATGTGGTTTATTCAATTGAACATTTTTCCCCTGTAATTTGGCTTCATTAATAATATCTTCTTTTGTTTCGGTTTCGTAAATGTAAGGAGCATCTAAATAAATGTATTCTTTACCAATCTTAACTTTAATACCTAAATCAGATTCAACCATTAATCTATCTTCGTCATTAAGGTTAATTTTACCTTTGTTAAATAATTCTCTAACTTCATTAACTAAATCAAAATAACTTTCAGAATAAACCCTAAAAACATTATTTGTTAATGTTAATGCGTTATCAATGTGATATTGTAATGTTTCAGATAATTTAGTACCTTCTTTCAAAATTAAAGATTTGTCTAAATGAGATTCTAAAGACTCTTTAATTAATTCACGTAAATCATCCATAATAGTTGGTTTTTAAATAAATACTTTTATTATTGAAGTATGAAAATAATATTATCCATTTTTTTGATTTTATGTAGGCTTTTTGTTGGAATCAAAATTTTATATTGGATTGTTGAAAAAATTAACTACCCTGGAATTCATTCAATTTCAGAAATTGAGTTGTTTTTGGTTATTGCGGTTTTTGATACTTGGATATCATCATCCCAAAACGGAATTGACATTAAAATTAACAATAAAAACAATTAAGGTTTTAGTACTGCTAAAACTTCAGGATATTCTTTATCTAAAACAGAACTATCTTTCCCTTGATAAGGTATGTTTTGTAGAACATATCTAATGGAATTTAATCCAGATACTCTTTTGTCTTGAGCATCAACTATAACCCATGGATTATTTAATGTGGAAGTTTTATCAAACAATTTTTCTTTAAATTCTGTAAATCTATCCCACAAATCTTGCATTTTGGAATCATTTGGAGAATATTTCCAATATTTTAATGGAGATTGTTGTCTAATATCAAACCTTCTCTTTTGGGTGTCTTTTTCAATTGAAAACCATAACTTAAATAGGTAATCTCCTTCTTTAACCAAATCATTTTCAAAATTTGAAACATTTTTTATAAAATCGGCATATTCTTCAGGAGAACCGTATCCCATCACAGGTTCTATAAGTCCTCTGTTGTACCAACTTCTATCAAATAGATTAATCATCCCTGGTTTAATTTCTTTTTTATATCTATTCCACCAATCTTTTCTATCTTCAGGTGTTGGCACTCCCAAAGCAATTATATTGTAATATCTTGGATTTAAATTTTCTGTAAATTTTTTAATTGTTGATCCCTTACCTGCAGAATCTCTTCCTTCAAAAACAATAATAACCGTTTTACCTGTTTCTCTTAACCATTCTTGTAATTTTAGAAGTTCAACATGTAACTCATATAATTCTTTTTTAAAAACTTTTTTTGGTATGATTGATGGCTCCTCAACATCAAATTCATAATCTTCACTTTCTGGTTCAGTTCCATATCCAGATCTTTCCCTATATTTTAAAGATGTAATAATTTTTCCTAAATAATCTTCAACATTTTTCTTTTTATCACCCTTTTTCAATAAAATTTTCCTTAACCCTCTTTCCATTAGGTCAAAATCAATGATTTGATTCTTTGAAATAATTGAAATATCCATCAACATCCTTTCAGTTTTTTTATTGAATAATTTAAGGAAATTTAAAGTTTCAATAAATTTACCAAGGTTACGATTCATCTGTAATGAAGATTCATTTTCATTTTCTTTAATAACTCCCATTACATTTTTGATTCTTTGTATTTCTGATAACAACTCCATTGAGAAACAATTTAATTATAAATACATACAAAGTATAAGTTTTTAGGTATTTATATTAATAAACATAAATTACTATGCTATTAAAAATTGGG